GGGGTCGCCGGTTCGAATCCGGTTTCCCGCTCCATTTTTTGGCCGAATGGCAGAGTGGCCATGCACCGGATTGCAAATCCGTTTACCGCGGTTCGACTCCGCGTTCGGCCTCCATATTGGTGGGGGTTGTAGCCATAGTGGTTACTAACTTCCGAACAGTTCCGAATATTTTTCCGAATATACAGTGCTGTTCATTCATACAGGTCGGCCCTATTTTAGGGTCGGCGTGACCTTTACTTTCCGATCATAACTTCTGACTTGCGCTTCGGTCTTGTGACCTGAAAAATTCTGCTTGTCGCCATCGAAATCTGAAATGGCTCGCGCCTTGATGTCGTGGAAGGTGAAATCACTATTCCATTCACCATCATGTTTATCTTTTGCAAGCTGTCGCGCTTTGTCATACCAATTGCGCATTGTGCCTTGCGCCGGGTGATTGCCTTTCGCATCACAGAAAACGAGTTTGAAATTCGGAACAGTCTGAACCGATAGTGCCAAATCTACTGCGGCACGAAGTCGAGGGTTCCATTCCTTGATTTGTTTAACGCCTGTCTTACCCTGCTTAATGTATATGCCTTGCTCTCTTAGCTGCTCACGGGTCAACGCCCATACATCGGCTTGCCTTGCCGCGCAGCAATAACTGATCTCCATTGTCGCAGCCAGTAGTGGCCACTTAATGTAGGCCTCTGCTAGCACAGCCTGATATTCCCAATCCTCAATATATCTATCACGCGGCGGCTCGTAGAATTTACGCACACCTACACACGGGTTGACCTTCACCTTGCCATTCTCATAGCCCCACGAAAATACAGCGCTTAGAAACGAGTGTTCGCGGTTTGCTTGGGTGAGCGCGTCGACGGCTCGCTTATCCATGTACTGACGAATGTGGTGCGGCTTGATGCGATGGCGATTCATTGAGCCAAAGATTTTAAGGACGCGCTCTGAGTAGTTCGCATAGTCGCGCTTGGTTCGTGTTGCCAAACGAAGGTAGTTAGCGCCAGTAAAATACTCACGCACTAGCTGCGAGAAGTCGCCTGTCTTTTCTTGGTGTAGCGATACCGCGTGATAGTAGTTAGCCATGACAATCGCTTTGTCTGCTGTTAGTCCGGCAAGCCTGACACAGCCGCCAGAGCGCGGCCTATATTCATACGCCGCCTTACCTACATAACAACGAACAGGCAACCATTCTGGGCCTCTGATGCGCTTACGGGGTGCCATTAATTACTCCATGCTTGAAAAGTCGGGTTCATCGGCATAGCCATCATTATGCGCCTGACCGTTATTAAACCGCAAATGAGAGGGATGGTTGAAGCAATACCAAGTTACGTGAGGACAGCCATTGCGGTCTTTCACAAAGAACACGCCGTGGTCAGTTAACACTTGGCACTGCTTTGACAGCATATCGTAGCCCGTGATTTGAGCCACTTCCGCTTCACTCATTAACTGATTCATCACTTAACCTCTAATATCGTGTGGTTCTGTTCCGCGTACCTAATGCCGAAATGACTATGCCCTAGCAGCCGTCCTATCTTTCTGGCGCTATAGCCATGCGCCCGAAGCGTTTTAACACTCCCCACAGGGATCTTCACAGCGTGGGGTAGGCCAGACCTCAATCCCATCACGCCTGCTTTCTTTACGACTGTATTGGGCTGCTTGCCAAGTAACCCGGCGATAGCGACCACTGGCAATACACCATAGTTGTCGCGTAGCAGATTGACCTCTGTGAAGCTCCAAGTCATTGTTCTAGTTCCCTCTCAAGCTTGTCAGCCTTATCTTGATAAAATGCAGCAAATTTGCTACCCGACTTTACGGCCTCTAGGTAACTCTCTCGCTCTTGTTCTTTCTTCAAGCGCCGCCGCGCTCTTGCTAATTTTTCTTTCAACGTCATACTTTTGGCTCTACCTTGTCGCCGTTATAATCCAGTGTGAGTAGGCTTTCAGCCGCCATTTCTACTTTTGTGCGACAATCGACATTCTCAACATCGCACGAAATTGACCAGCAAGGTCGGCCCAAATTAGATGGCTGAGGTAAACCCTGCCGAGAGAATTTAAGTTTTTGCCCTCTGCGTTGCAGCTCGTCTAAAATCTCCTGATCTGTTGAAGCTGATAATGCGATATTGAGATTGCTCATTGGTTAACTCCTGTTAAAATGGAATATCGTCGTCAAACGCCGCATCAAACCCGCCCGCCATCACCGCAGCTTTGGCTTGCTGAACTTGCGACGATTGCTGTGGCGCCTGAGAATGCGTTTGATTCTCTTTTGCCGAAAAACTAAAATTCATTGCTGGAGCCTTTGGATTAGCGTCTGGCTTGCGTAGCCATCCTGATACCCAATATTCCACACCGTTAACTTCTGCGCTGCCCTTAAACTGTGGGTGCGAGTCGGATTTACGGTCTTCATTCTTCCAAACACTGCCTCTGTTACTGTTGTCGTACTGCATTATGCTACCCTCTCTTGATTGCTGTTTCGTATATAATCTTTTTGCTTAGTGGATAATAGTTTCCATATCCACATGGTTTCGTGTTCTTCTAACTCGCTGTAACATTCATCAACAGTTGATCTATCATCGTTAGATATGCTCTGTAATATCGCCATAAGGCTTAGTTGCATCTCTTCGCGCAAAATTCGCTTATTGCTAGGCAGCGCCCACTCTGGCAGTTGTGGTGGCATCCAATAAATAAACTGACCCGTGGCTTTAATCTTGGCTGATTGACTACCTTTAGTGCCTTTTTCAACGACCTGTGCGAAGTTTTCAGTTAGGCCGTATAAGTATCGACCAATACCCCAGTGAACAGCCGCCCGTTTCATTGAGCCACTCAAACCGCCCTTAATAGCCTCTACATCGGTATTTTCTGCGCCATCCCACTTAGTCACCCACTCACCATTGGCCCGTATAGATAAGCCGCAAAGGATGCCGCCACAAGGCGCTTGGGTGTACTCGTTGCGCCAGTTGGCAGGGCCGACTACATCGTCTAACCTATCCATAATGGCTCTGTTGGTGATGTAAGCTAGAGCCATGACCCAAGGCTTTCCACCTTGGGATACACCAGATCGACACGCCCGCCACTCTATATCGTTGGGTGAAAACGGCTGCTTCAACATTCCTAAAATATCCATCACGCTGCGCTCCCTGTAAATTCTGCCCACTCTGTTGATACTTGCTCAAAGCGATTGTTATACGCTGTATAAGCCTCTGGTTGATGCTTGGCAGAGTAGGGGTTAATGTTGCTACCCTCTTGCTGCCAATCAACATCAGCTCGGTTTCGAGCTAAAAACTTCTGAGTTTCAATAGTCATATCTGTACTCCCGTCAAAATTAATACAATCACAAATGCCGTCATTTGAATTGCGCTGCTCACGCGATTACGCCTGCCGTAAACCAAATCACACACCCCGCGCCCATTAGAGCGCCGACTGTTGAAAGAATGAAATCGCTATAGCTCATGGTTAAGCACTCCTGACATTTAAAAAGTCTAAGTTCGGCGCAGTCATGTAGTAAGGCTTTTCCTGCTTCTGCTTGCCTTTGAAGTAATCTTGAATCCAGCCGTCAAGGTCAGCGCTTTGGGCTAGATCGGTAGCTGCGCCGCCTTTGTCGGCGTTGAATAATGCGGCGAGGAATGTTGAGCAAATCAGCTTTTGATCGTCTTCATCGCTCTCAAGACGGTCACTAATTACGTCAAACAAGTCGTAAACTAGAGCTTCATCATCCCAGCTTCGTTGGAAAGTAATTTGCCGCTCCATTTTCATCTCGCCTGAAATTGAAGCTAGCGATGAAAACTCGTCAAATACAGTTACGTCTGAATCATAATCGTCTAGATAGTCAGCCAACTTCTGATCACGATAATCCTGTGCGGCGCGTTCAATTGCGGTGTTTGATTGATTCATTGTGCTGCTCCCGTTCTCAATTGGTATGCATCAATAATAAGTTAAGTTAACAGGAAAGTCAAACTTAATTCAGCAAGATCAGAAAAGGGGTATTGGATTGATAAAATTCAGGCAAAAAAAATCCCCATATAGGAGAGATAGTTTGATAAAAATAAGTGAAACTTAATCGGATGGTGGGCCAGTGTGCTCATTCTGCGAGTCATAGCCGAAACTCATATTATACGGCCCGAACCATTCTGCAAACCGCCAGTAAAACTTAGGCGTTTGGCATGGCATCCAGTCGGTATGAATCAGCCACCATTCATATTCAGCAAGGCGCATCCAATCCATCATACGCATTCTGACGGATGACGATCTATCGTGAATTGTTTGTGACTGTCTTAGGGTTTTCATAATTATTTAATTACTCGGCTGAATAGCTACCGATAATCACTCCAATAATTTCCGAATCACTCTCCAGCACTACCGTTGGGTATTGTGGGTTGATCGGTTTCAAATAGCTTACGCCACCATCTTTAATGTACTCCTTAAATGTTGCTTCGGTGGAATTATCTCTCTTTGCCAAAACCCGCGATCCTGTGGATAGCGTGGCATCTGGATCAACAAAAATAACAATTCCCGCTGGATATGACTTGTTGTTTGGATAGGGTGAGGTCATTGAATCACCCTGAACGGTTGTTGCAAACGTCCGTTTACCACACTGCGTAGGGCAATACAGCCAATCCGCAGCTTTTTCGTCTAACTCCATAGACTTTCCTTGTAACTTACTAACTTCCTCCCACCTGATTAACGGCACACGGGCGTGAATAGGTGTGAGCGAAACCTCACCCCCGAATGTTGCACCATATAAAATATAGTCTGGTGCTAGATCTAAAGCTCTCGCTAAAGCAGCTAAATGCTTGTTTTTTGGTTCGACATCTCCCCTTTCCCAATAGGTAATACTCGTTGCACTGACGCCGATCAATGCCCCCAAGCTGCGTTGAGTTAAATTTTTCTCTTTCCGTCTGTCGCGGATTCGATTTCCTGCGTGGCTCATTAATTGCTCTCTTTTATGTATTTAACTTTGCCTTCCAACTTAACCCAGCTTAACAACGTTTGACAAAACTTGCATTCAGTTATAAAATAAGAAAAGTTTACAAGGAAATGAAAATGTTAAAAGAAACAGTAACAGCGTATTTCGGCACACAGGCCGCAGTAGCGACCAAGTTAAACATATCGCCGCCAGCCGTTTCTGCATGGGATGAAGTCATCCCTGAAAAGCAGGCAGGCCGACTTGAGCGATTGACTCACGGCGAACTGGCCTTTGACGCGACTCTCTATGAAACAAATCAAGTTGAACAGTCAGAGGCGGCTTCCTGATGGATAAACTTACCAATCCTGTTAGCTCAACCTTTGACGATGATCTGTACGCATTCGTCAAGGCTGCTGCTGCAAACGATGATACTGATGTGTCTGGGTACATTAGAGCCGCCATATCTGTTCTCCGAGATCGTGAATTAAACAAGTACAAGATGATGCATTCGGTGTTTGAAAGCCAGATATGTCTGAAATAGGTGATATATGAGTTTATTAATTGCACCACTTGAAGCGTTAACCGATTCGCTACTGTCTGATCCAGAGAGGCGCGTTCTGCTGGCTTTGTTTAGCTACCGTGGAAAAGTGACTGAGTTAGTATTTCCTAGCTTAGATGCGCTTGCTGAACGATCTAACATGAACGACAAAACCCGCGTATCTAAGATCACAACTAGTCTTGCAAAAAAGGGTTGGTTAACCAAGAAAAAGAAAGGTTTTACAGGGTGTAATCAATACACGATGTGTATGCCTGAACGCTTTACCAATTTGGACTCAGAGACCAAGTTGGCACCAGAGACCAAGTTGGACGCAGATACCAACTCCAATTTGGACTCAGAGACCAAGTACGATGTTGGCACCAGAGACCAAGTACAAGTAACAAACCAAGTAACAAACCAAGTAACAAACCAATATAACAAACCAATACCTAAGCAAAAAAAGGTAATCACTAAATCAATCGAATTACCTGAATGGCTTGATCACAATCTTTTTAATGATTACCAAATCATGCGGAAGTCGATCAAGGCACCAATGACTAGCCGAGCCACTTCCATCCTGATTAACAAACTCTCTGAGTTAGCCGCTGCGGGTCACAACCCGAATGAGCTACTTGAGACTGCGATCTTGAATAACTGGAAGTCGGTATTTGCACCCAAGGGAGATTTCAATCATGGCACTAGCCAACGTCAACCAACTCGCCAGACAAGCTCAGACAGAATGCGAGCAGCCGCAAACCAACTCGTCAGCACACTCAGCCAGCCACATTCGGCTCATGGCTGAGCTATGGGTGCGCATGGAAGATCTTTTTCCAAACCTATGGGTGAGCAGTAATGGAATGCCTGAACTGACCAACGGAAAGTTTGAGACTTGGTGCCGCAAGCTGAAAGATTTATCGCTTGATGATTTCGGTAAAGCGTTTGTATCACTGGAAGCGGCGATTGAGGTATCAGTTCAAAAGGGCGTGAAGCTATTTCCACCCAGCTACGCAGAGTTTCGCGGATACAGCAAAGGGCAAGCCCATGATGCAATTGCAGCACAGCAGGCAAGGCAGTCAGATACACGGCCTTTGATGATTACAAGACAACCCACTGAGGCTGAGCGCGAGTTCGGCTTAGAACAATCAACAGCACTAAAAGGACTTTTTGGATGATCGCAGGAACAGACAGTAAATTAACACCGGAATTAAAAAAAGCAACAGCGTCAGCTATCACTGCTGCCAGCTACCGGGTCAGTGAAGAGAATCGCAAGCGAGCGATTAAGAATGAGATTGAATTACTCAAATGGCACCAAAAGGCTGGTCATCAGACGCCTTGCGAAACTGAACGCTCAGAGGCAACTATTCAAGCGATCAGGCAAGAACAGCGCCGATTCAATGTGACACGGGGTTATGTGAGTCACGCGGAGATGAACTTGTGAGCAAGGATTATTTGGCCAAGCCTAAAGCGGTTAGTCCGTACAAGGAGTTACTGCCTGATTACAAAGGCCCGGTTACAAAAGCCGCGTGGGGTGAATCTGGTGGCTTAACACACATTGTTAAATCCCAATTAAATCCAGCAGCCAGAAAAAAATATAACAAGGAGAGGGTAGCATGATTCACGCAAACAGCATGGCAGGAATGGCAGCGATGGAGCCAATAACGGGGGAGTGCCGCATTGAGGTGATGAAGGTGATCCGCGAGAAAGGCCCGATCACCCGTCAAGACATAGCTCAAGAATTAGGCTGGGAGATTAACAGGATCACTGGCCGAGTGAGGGAACTGCTCGATAAAAATAATATCTGTGAAGATGGTCAAGATCGCTCACATTCTGTTGCTCGTAGCTTGCTAAGGGTAATGGCATGAGAGTCTTGAATAAAAATGAATGCACAGAAGTTCTTAGTCGCAGACGCAACGGCGAACCAAATTGGTCAATCGCCTCAGCCATGAACATTCCCGCAGATTCTATCAGGCGCATTGGTGCGTGTTCGCGGCATCATTTCCCATTAGAAGATTACATGATTTACGACCGCTCTGATTATCATTTCAAACCGCTGGGCGAAAAGATTGAGGCTTGGGATATACGTCTATCTATGCGATTGCAGCGTTTACCTATGAGTGAATGGGGTGCTGCGGTATGAGCGATCAAGTCGCTTTTCAGATCAACAGTGGAAATGTCTCAGGCATGATTCAACAGATCGTTTCAATGATTAACAAAGGTCTATTCAAAGGGCCAGTTGAAGTGATCTTAAAGCGCCCAGTACGCACGATGAGCCAGAACAAAAAACTATGGCCTATGTTGAGCGATGTGCAAAAGCAAGTGAACTGGTACGGCGAGAAGCTAGACAGCGAGGATTGGAAAGATATGTTTATGTCTAGCTTGAATAAGCAGCGATCAGTGCCGGGTATCGATGGCGGCTTTGTTGGACTTAATCGCAGAACAAGCAAGTTAGACAAAGAAGGCTTTGCTCAATTAATCGAGGTGATCTACGCCTTTGGAAGTGAGCAGAATGTAGCGTGGGGCGAACCAGCACTTCAAACCTATTCACAATACAAAGAGGCAGCGTAATGGGCGCGATAAAAAGAACACCCGCAGACAAGGCGTTTAGTGACTGTATCAGATCAGCAGCAGAGTGGACTTGTGAGCGCTGTGAAACCTACTACCCGGAAGGTCGGCGTATGGGTCTGCACTGTAGTCACTATCATGGTCGCGGGAAATGGGGAGTGAGGTTCAATGTTAATAACGCTGAGGCGCTTTGTTATGGGTGCCATCAATACTTGGGTGCAAATCCAAATCTTCATACTGATCACAAATTGGAATCTATTGGGCAGGGTGCGATTGATATTCTGCAAGAAAAAGCCAACGACACCTCATTAGGTCGAGCGGCAAGGCGCGACGCTAAAGACATTGCCAAGCACTACCGGGAAGAATTTAAACGCATCCATCAATTACGGTTGGATGGGTCAGTGGGTAAATTAACAATTACAAGTTGGAGTTAACGATGGCAGCAGCAAAGAAAAACAACGTGGTGAAGATCAAGGTAAGGCACGTTGGCAAGTTCCCATTACCCAGTTACGCCACCAAAGGCTCAGCCGCGATGGATCTTGTAGCCGAAGTAGGCCGATCAACTCACATTGTGCAGGGCATGAATGAGCTAATTCCCACAGGGATCTACATTGAAATCCCAGTGGGCTACTGCGCCAAGATCTATGCTCGGTCGGGTCTAGCCGACAAGAAGGGTCTATGCCCATCTAACGCGGTAGGGATCATCGATTCTGACTACAGAGGCCAAGTCTTTGTCTCGCTAATGAACCACAGTCAGGTGACTCAATACATTGAGCCGGGTGAGCGCATTGCTCAACTTGTGCTTGAGAAAGTTGAAGTCATTGAATGGGTAGAGGTGGAAGAGCTTGAAGAAACAGATCGAGGTATCGGCGGCTTTGGATCAACTGGCGAAAAGACAGCCGCGTAACTACTTACAGGATCGGTATTGCTGCCCAACCGCAGAGATATTAAACCTGTTCGCATTACGTGGCTTTACGCTAAGAGAAACCGCTGAGCGATTGGGGGTGAAGTACTCGACCCTGAAAACTCAGGCGTGGGAGCTGGAGATTCACTTTGCTAGTGGGCGTGGCGCTATCGACAGAAAGCACACAGTAACCTACCAAGGAAAGGAGATGGGTATTAAAGAACTAGCCGACGAACACAACATGAACTGGCAAACGCTGTCAGACCGCCTCCGTTATGGCTGGACAGCAGAACAAGCTGTATCCATACCAGTACGACAAGGCAATTGGACGTACAGAGAAGGGACGGACAGGAAGCCAACAGGTACAGACGTTACATCAATATGGTTAAGAAAGGCGTGGAAGTTATGACATACGATCAAGACGTTATCAACGAAGGGGCATTACTGATCTCATTGTTAGTTTCAACGATGATTGAAATTACTGATCGACCTATGAACGAGCAAGACGATTTAATCATAGCGGCAGCAATGGAGTGGGCAGAAGATCATAGTGATGCTGTGTTGGTTGCTGATATTACCGAACACTAATCTAAAGCAAAAAAAAGCAGGAAAAGTAAGGAGTGGATCTTATGAAAGAAACTAAAGCTCAACAAAAAGCAGTAGTCGTTAAAGCTGAGGTGGGTGCGCCCAAGGTGAGAAGCCTTGTTACTCAGGTGGCAATTACAAAAGCTACAGGCGGGGGGTTTAACGAGAATGGCGACGACGCTGTAGTAGTCACTTTGATTAGGAATGACAAAGGAGGGGGAGGATACTCATTAATACACATCAATGAGCGTTCTGGCGGGAAGATGAAGGATGGGCCGATAACACTATCTATTAACGAGATTAGAGCGATGAAGGAGTCTAGTGAAGCGCTTGTTAACGGAATGTTTATCGAATCATAGTTTAGCGATGTCTTATTTTAAGTAGGGAAAAGAAAATGGCAGGAACTAAAGGCAATAGTGGGCGCAAGAAGGGAGTGCCTAACAAACGCACTCAGTCAATCATTGATCAACTAGTAGGGCTTAACTGTGATCCCATCAAGGGCATGGCTAAGATTGCCAAGAAAGCAATGGATGAGGGTGATCTACATTTGGCGTTAGCGGCGTTTAAGGATCTAGCCCAGTATGTCGCGCCTAAGCGTAAGTCGATTGAAGTGTCAGGTGAGTTAGAAATTGACGCAGTGCAGGATATTCTTGTTAGCTTTAAGGATATACCTAGCCTTGATTGAGACTGAGCTACCCGCAATCTTTCACCCATTTGCCACACAGAAGCACCGCTATCGTATCGCACACGGTGGTCGTGGATCTGGCAAGTCATGGGCGATTGCTCAGTTATTGATCATCAGCGCCTATAGCAAAGAGACTCGCATACTCTGCGCCCGTGAGATTCAACGCTCGGTGGCAGACTCGGTGCTTCAACTTCTATCCGACACCATTGATCGGCTGGGCATGACTTCATTCTTTGAGATTCAAAAGACCCAAATCATCGGCAAGAATGGCTCACGCTTTATCTTTGAGGGCTTGCGCTCCAACGTCAATAAGATCAAGTCGATGGAGGGCATTGACATTGTATGGGTCGAAGAAGCGGAGGCGGTCACTAAGTCTAGCTGGGAAACCTTGATTCCCACCATCCGCAAAGAGGGTAGTCAGATTTGGGTTAGTTTTAACCCGATGAGGCAGCATGATGACACCTATCAACGCTTCGTGATCTCACCGCCACCAGACAGTGTGGTGGTTAAGGCCAACTGGGACTCAAACCCTTGGTTCCCCAAAGAGCTAGACAAAGAGCGCCTACACCTTCAAGCCACTGACCCGGATCTTTATCAACATGTTTGGGAGGGGGAGTGTATGACCGCACATAAGGGCGCTTACTACGCCGAACAGATGAGGCAGGCCAAGGCCGAGGGTCGCATAACAAACGTGCCGTGGGAGCAAGCTGTGCCTGTACAAACATGGTGGGACTTAGGGGTAGCTGACTCCACCTCAATCTGGTTCACCCAATCCGTAGGCAAAGAGATTCGCGTCATTGATTACGAGGAACATTCCGGTGAGGGCTTGGCATTCTATGTGAAGCTACTGAGAGAGAAGCCGTATATCTATGACGAACATTGGGGGCCACATGACATACGGGTCAGAGAACTAGGCACTGGCCGATCACGATTAGAGCAAGCAGGGGATATGGGGCTTCATTTCAATGTGGTCAAGAATATTCCTATTATGGATGGTGTTCAGGCTGTTCGCTCACTGTTCAACCGATGCTGGTTCGATGAGCAGAAGTGTAAGTTGGGATTGGATTGCTTATCGACCTATCACAAAGAGTATGACGAGATTAACCAAGTCTACAAGTCTCGCCCGGTTCACGACTTCTCTAGTCACGGCGCTGATGCGTTCAGGTACTTTGCTGTGGGCTGGAATGAGCCGCAATCCACCCTCCCTCAAGTCGTTAGTAGTATCTAATAACCGTGTATCAATGCGTCAAGGTAGCACAATGATATAGCGCCCAATGGCGAAGCATTTTCTAGGGGAAGTAACATGGGTTTAACTTGGGGAACACCTAATGGCGGCAAGAGCGCGATGAGAGATAAGGCTAAGAAATCAAGCGGTGGTGGTAGCCCGCATGAGCGCAACAGGCCAGCACCAACTCCTAAAGCTAAACGCAAAGCCAAGCCAAAGGGCGGGGTAGCCCATGTTAAAACCGTGTCTAAGCCCAAGGCTGTAGTCGCTCCAACACCCAAACCAAAGCCCAAGGTAGTAACGACACCAGCCCCAGCAGCAAAGATTGTGGCAGTGCCTAAGCCTAAAGTCGTAATTGCGCCTAAGCCTAAAGTTGAGCCAAAGGTAGAGCCTAAAGCAAAAGCAACGCCTAGCCCTACTGCGGTGAAGCCCGGCACTGGATCGGCAGCAGCCATTAAACCTAAAGTCGAAGTTAAGCCTAAGCCAGTGGTACAACCAAAGCCTGAGCCTAAAGCGGAGCCGATCAATCATCCTGCTCAAAAAGAAGTGGCTGTGATTAAGCCAGCACCAAAGCCAGCTCCAGCTCCAGTGCCTAAAGTTGAGGTCGCGCCCAAGCCTAAAGCCAAACCTAAAGGCGGTAAGCCTCATGTGCTAGCTAGCGCTCCCGCTACACCTAAGCAGAAGGTTGAGATGAATTTCCTTGAAAAAGGACTACCTAAAGCTGAGCCTAAAGTAGAGGTTAAGCCTACTCCTGTGGCAAAGCCTATCGAAAAGAAAGCGCCAGTAATTGATTCTGGTATGGATAACCGAGAGAAAGTGTATGAGGCTCCAGCTAAGTCCAAAACCACAGCTAAGGCTGATCTATTTATAGACCGACAGAAAGCTGATATGGGAATGGATGACCGCGAAAAGGCTTACGTTAAACCAGCAGCGCCTAAGCCTGCCCCTACTCCAGCACCAAGAATTAAAGTTGAGTCCACAAAGAAGGGCGGTAAGCCCATGAATGAGCAGAAACTTATCACCAAGGGCAACAACGTCACACATGATGCAAAGAAAGCAGCAGAGAAGCGCGCTCCCGCGCCAACTGAGTACAACCAAGCGTACTGGGCTGATCAACGTGCTAAGGGTGTGAGTCAAGCCGACATGAAGGTTGAGCAAGACAAGGTAGGTATGAAGAAAGCTTATTCAGGTGACACGATTGTCACAGAGGATATGCAGCGTAAGGCTAGCGATGATCTTAGTCGCGTTACTGGATCAATGGCGACATTGCAAAATAAGGGTGTGACTAAGACCGAAGAGAAGAGCGGCTTACTGGGTGAAAACCTAAAGACCACTTACGACTACAAGGGTGGCCCATCCATTGTCACTAAGGCCAATGACCCAACTATCGGCGGGGTTCGATTGGGCGAGAAGACTTCAACCACGTTTGTTGATGGGATCGAGGTGGCCACTAAGACAGGCCATGACCCATTAGGCAAAGATGCCAAGGTGACTAAGCCTGATATTGCAGGCCATATTAATGACACACAGAAGGTTGATCCTACAACCGTCAAAGACGACATCATTTCTATCGATGAAGAAATTAAGAATGAAACCGACCCGGATAAGTTAAAGGCGCTTCACCAGCGCCGTCTTCGCTTAATGCGAATGATGCGAACTAACACCCGCTTTGCAGGCTTGCTTGATGATGCCGACACCAAACGAACCAACTTAATGAGTATTGGATAATGAATATATCACCCGAAGCGTTAATTAAGCGCCACGACCGACTCAAGGCAGACCGAGCTAACTGGGATCAAATGTGGGAAGAGCTGTCTACATTCCTAATGCCGGGCAAGGCCGACTTCATTACGACCAATACTAAAGGCTCCAAGCGGTCAGCAGAGGTGTATGACTCCACTGCGATTCATGCGCTACAAATCCTATCCGCCTCATTGCATGGCTCATTGACTAGCCCATCGACCAAGTGGTTCGGCCTACGCTTCCGTCAAGACGAATTAAACGAACACAAAGACGCGAAGGATTGGTTAGAGCAATGCTCGAAAAGCATCTTCCAAGAGTTCGGCAAGTCTAACTTCTCAACCGAGGTAGCAGAGGCGTATCAAGATATGGTGGGCTTTGGCACTGCCGCACTCCAGTTTGATGTGAAGACCAAAGAAGCTGCCTTTGATGGCTTTAACTTTAGAGCGTGTCACTTAGCTGAGGTGGTGATTGCTGAGTCCGTAGAGGGCCGTATTGATACGGTGTTCCGTAAATTGAAACTCACTGCGCGTCAAGCTAATCAGAAGTTTGGTGATCAGTGTGGCGACAAGGCCATGAAAGCCTTAGAGAAAGATCCTGATAAAGAGTTTGACTATATTCAAGCCGTGTTTCCTAGAGAACTGGAGGGTGAGCCTGCAATGGTTGCACCACCCCACCTACGCCCATGGGCTTGCTATTACATTAGTGTGATCGATAAGAAGATTTGCCAAGAGACAGGTTATTACGAGTTGCCATTCATGGTGCCACGCTGGGCTAAGACCACAGGCGATGTCTATGGCTTTGGGCCGGGCTGTACTGCTCGACCTGACATTAAGACACTAAATGAGTCGCGTAAGCTGGCCATGAAAGCGTGGGAAAAATCCATAGATCCGCCATTAAAGGCCATGCAAAACGGCATCTTGGGCAAGATTGATATGCGCCCATCCACAGTGACCTATGTTCGTGACATGAACAACCTAGAGCCAATTGTGAACGCGACCAACTGGAACGCGGATCAACTCATGCTCTCTGATGTACGTGCTTCTGTACGCCGTATCTTCTTCTCTGATCAACTTGAGTTACAAGATGGTCCACAAATGACGGCCACTGAGGTTCAGGTGCGTTATGAGTTAATGCAACGCTTATTAGGCCCAACCCTTGGCCGTCTTCAATCTGAGTTCTTGAACCCGATTGTTGAGCGAGCGTTTTATTCCATGTTGCGTGGTCAAGCGTTACCACCAATGCCCGAAGTCTTACAGGAAGTAGGAGGTGATCTCGATATTGAATACGTTGGCCCGTTAGCACGATCTCAGAAGATGGATGAAGTCACAGGCATCCAACGCGCTATCGAAGGGATTATGCAACTCGCACAGGTCAATCCCGATGTACTCGACATTGTTGATGTGGATAAGGCAGGGCGCACTATCAGTGACCGATTGGGCGCTCCTGCTGACATATTACGTGGCAATGAAGAAGTGGGCGAGATGCGTCAAGCGCGTCAACAACAGCAGCAACAACAAGCCGAGATGGAACAGGGCCAGCAAGAATTAGCAGGCGCGACCCAAGCGGCACAACTGGAGCAGATGGTTAATGCCTAAACCTCAGTTTGAAAAAGACGTTAAGGAGCTATTTAGCACCAAGACAGGTCAGCGTATGTTGGCCAATATGAAAGCGGCCTATGGTGATCGAATTTCGTTTACCAAAGACCCATGCGAAACGGCTTTCCGCGAAGGTCAGCGTAGCATCTATATACAAATCGCGGACATAGTGGAGAACTAAAATGAGTGACGAAGTAAGTGACGAAGTAATTGTAGAAGAATCAAGCGCATCATGGCATGAGGGCTTATCCGATGAATACCGAGGCAATGAGTCATTATCTCAAATACCTGATCTGGACACCTTGGCTAAATCCTATTTGGACGCTCAACAATATGCAGGCGGTTCAATCCGCATACCGGGTGAAGATGCAAGCACCGATGATTGGTCAGCATTCAATGCCAAGCTGCAAGACAAGGTTCCCACCTTACTCAACCTACCGAGTGATGAAGAAGAAGCACGAGCCGCGATGTATGCGCGACTAGGCCGACCCGATTCAGCCGATGGGTATGGCATTGATGGCGCTGATCCTGATTTCCTTCAATGGGCCTTTGATAACGGCTTATCTAGCTCGCAAGTGAAAGCGTGGCAGGAGAACACCCAAGAGCAAGGTCAGCAGAATGAAACTGATCATGACTTAGAGATGCAGGAGGCGAATGACTTACTCAAGAAAGAGTGGGGCCATGCCTACGACACCAAGCTCTCTCAAGCTAAGAACGCGGTATTGGCCTATGCCGATGCGGAGACACAGAAGTTCCTTCTTGATTCAGGCTTAGCTAATAACCCCGGCATGATCCGCTTAATGGCTGGCATTGGGGCCACCTTGACCGAAGACCAATCCGCAGGCTTACAAAGCGGCAATAACTTCACCTTATCGCCTACCGAAGCCATGGATCGTATCTCAGAGGTTCGCCGCAACACTGAGCATCCATATAACGTAGCCAATCACCCACAACACCGGGCCGAAGTAGAGAAGATGGAGCGTCTTTACTCGCAAGCCTATCCCGAAGCGGTTTAAGCACTAATAACCGTGTAGAAACCAACGATCATCTAATCAACAGGGTAGCTAATCCTTAGTCCTGTGGGTTAGATGGGCCGTTTCCTATCTCGTCAAAGCAAGCGTTATTGCCAGTCTAGAGTCCCGAAAAGGGGTAGCTCAAAACGCCAATTTCTAATGCCTACTTCGGAGATAAGATCATGGCTAATACAATCACACAAGCGTTCGTCCAGCAGTTTCAGGACAATTTAATCCACCTTGCCCAGCAGAAGGGTTCACGTTTACGCAGTTCAGTAAATGAGCAATCTGTAACTGGCGAGAAATTCCACTTTGAGCGTCTAGGTACGGTTGCTGCTGTTGCGAAAACAACTCGCCACACCAACACCCCTGTTCTTGATGTTCCTCACTCACGCCGTACTGCAACTATGTCTGACTATCATTGGGCTGACCTCATTGATAACGAAGATAAGGTGCGTATGTTGGTTACTCCTGAGAGCCATTATGCTCGCTCTGGTGCAAACTCTATGGCTCGCGCCATCGATGATTTGATCATTGCAGCGGCTACAGGTACAGCCACAGACGGTGACGGCACTTCAATCGCTCTACCAGCAGCACAGAAGATCGCTCACGGCTCCGCAGGCTTAACCCTTGCTAAGTTGATCTCTACTAAAGAGATTCTTGACGGTAATGATGTTGATCCCGATGAAGATCGTTTCATTGTGTTGGGTTCTAAGCAGATCTCTGATTTGTTGAACACCACTGAGATCAAGTCTAGCGACTACAACTCTGTGAAAGCGTTGGTTCAAGGTGACATTGATACCTTCATGGGCTTCAAGTTCTTGCGCTCTGAGCGTCTAGGTCTAGCGTCCACTACCCGTACTTGCTTCGCATTCACCAAGAGTGCAATGGGCTTAGGTATTGGTTCTGATGTGAAGACTAAGATCGATGTACGCCCTGACAAGTCTTATGCCCATCAGGTGTACTTGTCATTCGTAGCTGGCGCAACCCGCGTACAGGACGAGTGTGTTGTACAGGTTGACTGTACTGAGTAATCAGTAAGTCGGCATACCAAGGGGCTGAAATATGCCCCTTTTTTTTAATCAGGAGTTGTTATGGCTAGTGAAGTCTCAATATGTAATCGGGCGTTAGCCATGCTAGGTGCTAATACCATCACCTCTCTGAGTGACGGCTCAACCGAAGCTAATGTGTGTAATGCTGTTTACGCCGATGCGCGTGACGCGGTACTCAGGGCATTCCCTTGGTCATGTGCCATCCAACGGGCCACCTTAGCCCAGCTATCCACAGCACCCGCATGGGGTTATGACAAGGCATACAGCTTGCCTAACGACCCACACTGCCTTGCTGTACTAGACGTTAAAGAGTCTACCCAATACCGCATTGAGGGCCGCACCCTTGTTTGCAATACCGATACCGCAACCATTAAGTATGTTGCACGAATTACTGACCCCGGCCAGTTCGACCCTGCCTTTGTATTTGCTCTGGCGTGTCGCATTGGTGCCGAGGTGTCTTATGCCCTCAGTCAAAACCGCTCACTATCAACCGATATGTGGGGGCTGGCAGAGAGAGCCATTACCGAAGCGTCTATGTATGACGGCGCAGAGGTAGGCCGAGAAGACATTACCGCCACCTTATTTGAGGGAGTTCGCGCATGAGGCTAACCCCAATCATCAACAGCTTCGCGGCGGGTGAATTATCCCCACGACTGATGGGGCGCACTGACTCACCGAAGTACAGCTCTGGCTGCGAGAAGATGGAAAACTTCATGGCCTTACCTCATGGCGGAGCCAAACGTAGAGGTGGTACTCGCTTTATCAATGAAGTGAAAAACTCAGCCCACACCACCCGGTTGATTCCCTTTGAGTACAGTGTGGATCAGACCTATGTTTTAGAGTTTGGTAATAACTACATTCGCTTCTATACCAATGGTGGTCAAGTACAGTCGAGTGGCTCAACCTATGAGATCACCACGACCTACACCCATACGGAAGTGAATGAACTACAATTTGCTCAGAACGCCGATGTGATGTGGATTGTTCACCCAAGCCATAAGCCTCGGAAGTTGACCCGACTAGCCCATGACAACTGGACGCTGGTTGATGAGGCATTCAAGAAAGGCCCATTCCTGCCTGTTAACCAAGACGAGACATTGACCCTTGCCTTCACTGATACGACTTCTGCAACTCAAAACCTCACCGCTAGTGCTGCTTTGTTTGACAGTTCCCATGTTGGCACTGATTGGTTGGTAGACACTGATCCCGGCAACTCAGCGGGTGAAGTGGTGTGGGTTCGGGTGAATAGCTACACCTCCAGCACAGTGGTTAATATCACCATCAAAGACTTGGATTATATGCCCACCACGACCACGGCGACTAACCTGTGGCAAGAGGGCGCATTCTCTACATTAAGAGGCTTCCCATCCTCAGTCGTGTTCTACGAGCAGCGTCTTTGGTATGGCGGCACGACACACAAGCCTCAAACCCTATGGGGCAGTAAGCCGGGTATTTATGAAGACTTCAATCCCGGCGCGAAAGCCGATGATGGCCTCAGTTACGCCATTGCCTCGGATCGGGTAAATAACATCAAGTGGATGGCGGCACAGCGCGTTCTTATTGTCGGCACATCAGGCGGTGAGTTCCGTATTACTGGCGGCAATGAATCAGCCATCACCCCTACTAATGTCGATGTACGCCGTCAAACCTCTTACGGATCTAAGTTAGGCCATCCCGCCTATGTGGGTTCTGATGTGTTCTTTATCCAGCGTAGTGGTACACAGGTGCGTAACGTGGCGTATAAATGGGAAAGCGATTCATTCCAATCGGATGATATGACTTTCTTGGCTGAACACATCACCACAGGTGGATTGACCACATTAAGTTATTCCCATGTGCCTGATTCAGTCCTCATGGGCTTACGTGCTGATGGCGTTTTACTGATGCTGACCTATGAGCCGACCCAAGAAGTCATTGGCTGGCATCGTCACATTACTGATGGCAAGTACAAGTCACTCACTGTGATCTCAGAGGATGGCCCTGATCAGTATTGGTTTGTGGTTGAGCGCACCATTAACGGCGCTACAAAGCAGTATATCGAGCTGTACACGCCTAATGACTACCTAGACTCTATGATTTCCTACTCAGGAGCTTCTACGAGCGCCGTGACGGGCTTATCTCACCTAGAAGGTAAGACGGTTCAAGTTTTAGCCGATGGCGCTGTACACCCCGATCTAGTGGTTGCAAGTGGTGCTATCGCTCTGAACTATGCGGCCACAGAGATTAAGGTGGGCCTCAAGTACATCTCGAAACTCACCCCAACACGACCCGGCTCCAATGCGGGTTCAGGCACCACACTTGGCAAGAAGAAGCGGTGGAATGAAATCTTTGTTCGACTAGAGCAATCAGCCATCCCAACCATCAACGGTCAGCGTCCACCTGTTCGCTCACCTAACACGAACTACGGCAATGAAGAGCCTGTGGTTTCAGAAGACATTAACGTGCGTAACTTAGGCTATGACCGTGATGGTCGAATCACTATTGAGCAGGATTTACCCTTAGCTTGCCACATCGTTTCACTGTTCGGCACGTTGAGCGTAGGAGATTAAAGATGAGTTTTATGACAATCCTATCCATCTTGGGAGCAGTTAAACAATACAGTGATGCAGATAACGCAGCAGCACAAATGCGTGAGGCTGGCGAGAAGAATGCCCAACTTGCTGAGTTGGAAACAAAAGAGCGGATCAGACGATCACGCTATCAGCATGAGCAAGAACAAGGCCAGCGAGTTGTGGCATACGCAAAGGCAGGCGTTGACCTATCTAGTGGTTCAACCCTCGCTGTAATGGCCGAGGCAGCTAACGTAGCAGAGCGTGAGATGAGTTTCACCGCAGCGCAAGGCAAGCGTACTGCCGCCGCAAGACGGGCGGGAGCGAGCGCACAAGCCGACTCAATGCGCAGCCAAGGGCAGAGTTTATTGATTAGTAACGTGGGCAAGATTGGTAACGACAACAATTGGTGGGGTATAGGTAAGTGAGAATACCAAATATAAATCAAACAGGTGTGCCGGGTGCTGAACAACTCAGCCTTGGTGCTATATCGTCTGCCGCTCAAGCCAAGATGCGTACCAGCCAAGCGTTGACTAAGGTGGTTGATGACTACCAAGCCAAAGTACAAAAGGCTGAGACTGACGAAGAGTACAGTCGCTTAACCAATAGCCTTGACCAAGCTGCGGCTGATACATGGCGAACTATTCAAGATGCGCCAGCCGTGGACGAAAATGGCGACCCTACACACGGGGCGATGATCGAGCAGTTCAACACTAAATATAAGCAAATCGTCAAAAGCCATAGTGACCGGGTGAAGATGACGGCGAACAAAAGCGCCATATCGCAAGCCTCTAGAAATTTATTAACTCAGTACACTCATACCATTAATGGCGAAATGAGTAAGCGTAGTGTCGCTCATTTGGGGGGAGCTTATGAGCAGTCAAGAATCGACTTAATGACTGCCACCGATGGGTTAGAGAAGTTTAAGCAAGCGCAAAGCGAGGCGTTAGCCACTAATCTTATATCCCCAGCCAAGCAAGTAAGTGACCTTGACGCTTTTCGCCAAGAGTATAGTGCGAATCAAATTAAGAGCGATTTCCAATTAGCTCATGGCGCTAAGAAAGGGAGTGAGTTTGCTGAAAATATAGCCTACCCTAAATGGTTCGATCAGGGGGAGCAGGATAGCCTGAATACCTATATGCGGGTAATTCTAGATCGTGATGATGTTCAAGCTGCTGCGGCAGAGAGGCAGTTAAAGGCCGAGCAAAAAGCGCAGCAGAAGCTATTTACTGATGAAGCGAAAAGGCACCAAGACATCATTACAAGTGGCGCGATGCTAGCTGACGGATTTGTAGAGACTTACATTAATTTGGTGGAGCAAGTCACGAATGAGCAAGATAGGCGAGACCTTCAAAACTCACTCACTTGGTACGCTGATGGGCAATCTATACTGCATGGTGACGCACACTCGCTTGATGATCTAATCGAGGCGCATGGCGCACTATCTGCTACCGCAGTGGGTGACGTTACCGAAGGGGAGCGGCGTGACACCATTGTTAATATGTTGGATGGCGCTATCTCTTCAATCAATAAAGACCCGCAGCAAGCCGCAGTTAATATGGGGTTATTAAAGCCCCAGCAATCCACCCTACGCGAAGCGATAGAGTCTGGCGATATATCAAGCTACCTAGAAGAGCAAGTGACACGCAAGGCTTTAGTTGATGAGCATTGGGGGATTAATACATCACTCTTTAAGGATGATGAGATTGACGCGCTATCCAAGCATTTAGACTCAGCCCAAGGCTACGGAACGCTAGAAAGCCTTGTAAAAGCAACCGAGAGTAACGCGCACGACCTATTAAGTAAGATATTTACCAAAGGCTACCGCACCTTAGCGGTTGTCGGTGACTTAATGTCACAAGCGGATGCTGGCCTAGCTGTAGAGCTTGTTCATAACGGCAAGAAGCTAGCGGATGGCGAGGGGGGTCTAGGTCACTACGGCCCCGGTAAAGACGATGCTAAGGTGCATTTTGACGAGTATATCGTTGATGGTGATAAAGACCTTTTTGAGGGTGATCACGATATTAAACAAGGAATGCTGGATGCGGTTAAATTCGCTTATGCGGGGCTATCAATGCGCGCTGGGGATAATAGCGGCGACTTCAATGAAGATCGTTATGAAGAAGCATTACAAGCTGTAGTGGGTAACGTTTATGAGCGTAACGGCTATATGTTTATGACCCCGCGCAGAGGCATGAAGGAATACCATGTCAAGAAATGGATTAACCGATTAGATGAGGCTGATTTTGCCGGCATTGATTCTGACTTAGATTGGAATCAAGTGCAGGAAGAGTTAAGTGATGGCGATATTGCTTTAGTGCCTAATGGTGAGCAAGGCCGATACATGCTGAGTCGTAACGGCATGTTCATTAAAAATACTCAAGGAGAAGATTATGTGCTGGAGTATAAAGACTAATGGGATTAGCCAGCTTAAAGCATGACACCTCAGTAGCCTACAAAGGCACAACGCCCGGCATTGCGACTGTATTCCAATCCACAACTCAGGAATATGATTACACCGCATCTTCTTTACAAGTGAGCCACCTTATTGGGGATAGCTTTGATGAGCAGATGAGTCTGGCCGAAAAGTACGAGCCTGCTTTATTCACAAATGAAGCGCTTATCAGTGAGATGCAGTACAGCCAAACTCTCGACTACGCTAAAGAGAGGGAAGATAGGCCGGGCGGTCTGCCCAGTGGCGCTCACCACGACATTTTATTCCGCAATATTGAGCGGCTACAAAAAGATTACCCTGATGCAGGCTTCCAAACTGTTGAAGCATTGTATGAGCAAGCGGGGCAGAAGGTTCGTGATTCAAGAGCTAAGGCAGAGTCAGACTATGCTCAATCAGACACCTTGGCTGGCACTTTAGGCTGGCTAGGCGGCACAGGATATGGCGCATTAAAAGACCCGCTAACTGCGCTCGCAATGCTATTTCCTGAATTTAAAGCAGCGAAGGGTGCGGCAGGATTTTTAAAAACAACAGCGAAGGTTGGCTTACTGGAATCATCCATTGAGGCTGGCATTCAGGCGGGTACGTTCAAGTTTAAGCGCGATGCTGGCGTAGAGCCTACCTTTGATCAAGTGATGGCTGACGTAGCCAGCGTTGGCCTTGTGTCAGTTCTAATGTACGGCGGCGGCTCGATTGTTGTTCGCTCTTTACGCAAAAAGATAAAGTCTGGCGAGATGCCTGATACGCCAGAAGTGCGAGAGCATATCGATAACCTTGAGGATGCACAAGATTTAGTTGCTAATACAAATGCTGCGACACCAGAAGAATTAACCCAGCGCCTTGAAGAAATGCGAATGCATCAGAGCGAGGCGTTAGCAGGCAACCCTATTGATGGAGAAGCTGCGTCTAGCACAATAAAGGCTCGTAATATCGAAGCGGTTGATTTAGAGGTCACCCGGCTAGAAGGTGATATTGCAACAATCACAAATGAGCGTAATGCGCTAGCCGCTAAGGTGGATGCGTATCACTCTGATCGAGCTAGATTCCCTGATGTGGAGCAAATCGCGGCTAGTAAGTTAACTCGCGCAGAGAAAAAAGCCCTTCGTAAGGAGATAGATGAAGCGGTATCTGAGGGCAATAAGGTTCAAATGCGGCTACAAAGTCGCACTGATGCCAACTATGACCTAATGGCAGGCTCTGATGCTGTGTCTTATAAAGAATCTGTAGCTGCGACACGCGCAAGAAATACTGAGATACAGCGCCCTATTGAAGAACGGATGACTCAATTAGAGGCTCGCTATGATTCAGCTAAGGCGGCTGATGCGGCTGAAAATGAACTGCGAAGGTTAAAGGTTAAAATAGCCAACGACACGTTTGACCCGGTGTCCGCAGCCCTTCGGATTGAAGAACTGGACGTATCGACCAAGGCTCAAGATCAGGAGCTTTTTGCACTACAGGCAGAGCGCGGTGAATTATCTAAACCAACCCCAGTGCCAGAAGAAGTTGTGGCGATTAAGGAAGCGATAGAAGCTGATATTGAGATCACTACCCCAACACCAAACATGAGTCGCGGGTTTGATTTGCCAGAGATAGATTCTCTTGGCGCAAGGAAGGGGCCAGAATTACATAAAGCCCATACCGGGGTAATGCCAACGTTTCAGGGCGGGAAGCAGAAAATGGCCAAGGCCACCACTGATGCTATTCGCCATGTTTGGAATAATGCTGACCGGGCTAAAATAACCGAAGTGGACGATTACTTCGGCGGCGGCGGTGGGTGGGGTATATACAACGCACTCACGCACTTTCCTAATGTGAAGAAGATTCGCTTATATGAAATGAATCCTGACCGTATTGATAAGATTAAATACATTCATCAAAATGGCGATACGCTTGGAGAGCTGCTTAGTAGCGGAAAGCCTAAAGAAATATTAGATTTAGCTGCGAAAGATATGGACGCGGTAGGAGTTACGAGTGCGTCTGCGCTATCTCGCCGGGTTAAGCGCCAAATGGATGGCAGGGTTGATATAAATGACGCTGAGCGTGGAGCTCTTGCTGCCGTAGTGGATTATGGTGAGGCGTCTTATGGTACTCGGATAAAAGACGGCACTAGTCAAGAGCAAGTTGACGCGGTAACTAAACTCTTATCAAAACAATTTGCAGAGTTAAGGAAGAATATCGAGATTGCCGAGCAGCGCGGCATTGAAATCGAATACGTTAACGGCAACTCCTACGATGTAGCCAACCCGAAAGGCGACCATGTCTTGGGAATAGTTGACCCGCCATACTACAACACAAAAGGCTATCCTGACCCAATTGTAAAGATTGGAACGTATAACGATACTCGCAAACTACTGGAGCGACTAAACCTAAACAAAAACAGTATCATCTATACCGATGAGGCATGGTGGACTAAGAAAGAAATGCCTAAAGATATGGATAAAGTAGTGGATGGTTTGGACGCAAGAGGTATACTTAATGACATTGATTCCAGCATGGAACATTTTGTCACCCTGCCAATAGCAGGACGAACTGAAACCTTGGGGTTAACAAATGGAACAAGAATTAAACAAAGCGCAAAAAGCGGCGATAGTCGCTCTACTGGAGTCGGACGGGCATCTACAGACGATGGACGACAACGACCTAGCAGCGTTCATCAGGGAGCCACAGTCCGAGTGGACGGAAACCTTGATGGAGCTGGTAGCGCCATACATGCCACAAAGCTAGACGCTCCTTCCAAGCAAGACCTTTCATTCGACGAGCAAGTTGATGTTGAAATAGCCGAGGCAGATGCTCTCGCGTCCAAAGACCTACCTATCCTAGAAATCGATGAGTTCGGCAATGAAGTGTTGCGCCCATCGAACTTAGTGATGGTGAAAGCTAATCGAGAAATTAATTCTGTTGAGCGACTCATGGAGTGCGCCTTATGAAATACCACGCCTGCGTAACGAGCGCATTAAATCAGAAAATAATTGACCAGCCTATGGCTGACGAGCTTAATGCCGACATTGAAGCGTATCGAAACAAAGCGATTAAAGAGGGGCATTCAGAGGCCCAGCTAGACGCTATCGCCACCAAGATGGCACTCACACAGATGGCCATTAAGAAGAAACGCGCCAAACATCAAAAAGCGTTGCAAGTGATCAGTATGGCTCGCAACCTAGAGAACATTAAGTCGCACCCGCGTGGCATGGAAGCTGGGCTTATGAGCCTACTGGATAGAGATTACTTAGTTCACCAAGGAGCCACTCCTTGGGCCAATATTCACTATCGCGCCAAGACCATTGAAGGTCAAACACACAGCCGCTTTAAAGACGGGCTTGAGGCACTCCATACTACTGGCTTGGGGTTAAAGCAGGATACGGTGACACTCCGTAATGCGGTAAGAGAGTTATTTGGTGAGGCCACTGGTGATAGTACCGCATCTAAGGCTGCAAAGAGCTTCACTGAGGCGGCAGAATATGCGCGTGAGCGCTTCAATCGCGCAGGGGGCTATATTGGCAAGCGTGATGATTGGGCGCTGCCACAGGGCCATGAGATGCGCCGGGTAAATAAAGTTTCAGAAGATGCGTGGCTTGACTTCATTAAGCCTCGACTGGCTGTTGAGCGCATGACGGATGATACTGGGGTGCCTTTAGGTGACGAGGTGCTAGATAAAGGATTGCGTGACTCATATAAAAACATCATCACTAACGGCGCATCTGCACAAACTGCGGGACAAATGGGCGGCAAAAAACTATCAAACAAGCACCAAGACAGTCGATTTCTTATATTTAAAGATGCTAAGTCGTGGTTGGAGTATCAAGAGAAATTCGGTGAGCCAGACATATTCGCCACAATGACAGGTCATTTACGCCACATGAGTAGTGAGATTGCATTACTTGAGGTGCTTGGCCCCAACCCAAAGCAGGCATACCAATACCTTAAGGATATGGCTGGACTTGAAGATAAGAAATTCTTAAACCTATTGGACGCAACTTATAATGTGGTGTCAGGGCAAGCTGACGCAATAGCAGAGGGTAAGTACGCACAGAAGATTGCCAATGTTTCAGGCGGGGCGCGTCACGGCCTTGTGGCTGCTCAGTTAGGTAGCGCATTCTTATCATCCATTGGCGATCCAATAATGGGCAAGATGACTAGAGCCTATAACGGCATTCCTGCCACTAAGATGGCTAGTGAGCTAGTTGGGCAGCTTGATCCATCCAATGACGCACATAGGGCGCTTGCTGCCCACCTAAATTTAGTTGCTGACTCATGGACGCATCGAGCAACAGCATCGGCGCGGTTTGGCGGGGAAATGGATGCTTCAGCTAAGGGCGCTAAGTTGTCAGAATTTTTTATGAGAGCGTCAGGGCTGCAGTCATGGACTTCGGCACACAGGAACGCATTCGGTATGAGTTTTCAGTGGCATCTCGGCAACCAAGTTGGTAAACCGCTTTCTGAAATTGAGACTAAGTTCCAAGCCACTTTACGGCGCTATGGCGTTACAGATGAAGCGTGGGAAGTTATTCGCAAGGCCCCCCTTGAAGATAATCAGGGGACTCAATACTTCCGTCCTGATAACATTCGCCAGATTGATGGGGTGACTCCCAAGCAGGCAGATGAATTATCCTCAATGATACTTGACGCAATCAACACTGAGATGGACTTTGCTAACCCTATGCCAAGCGCAAGGGATCGCGCCATTATGACCGCAGGCAAACAGCGCGGCACTGTAATGGGCGAGTTTGCAAGAATGGGAACTATGTACAAAGGCTTTGCGATTTCTATATTTAACACGCACATTATGAGGGCCGTCACCAAAGATTATACGGGCAAACGGGACTTAGCTTATCTTACCCGATTGGTGGCTGGCTTAACTATAATGGGTGGCCTCGCTATCCAGCTTAAAGATATTTCTAAAGGTAAAAACCCTAGAGATATAAATAGCCCTGACTTTTTGTTTGCTGCCATGATTCAAGGCGGCGGCATGGGGATATTGGGCGACTTCCTATATACAGGCTTGAATGGCAAATCCCGCTATGGCACCAACTTAGCAACGACATTAGCTGGCCCCGGCATTGGGCTTATGTCAGACACCGCAGAGCTTGGCTTCACTGTTATGAAAGGCGTTGATTTTGAAGGGGAAGGTTCTAATGTTGGACGGGCATTTTCTAAGTATCTAAAGAGCTACACGCCCGGCAACTCACTATGGTACACCCGGCTAATTACTGAGCGTATGTTATTCGACCAATTCCAGCGCATGGCTGACCCTAAAGCCAAGACAAGCTGGAAGCGTACAGAAAAACGAATGCGTAAAGAACAAGGTCAGAGGTTCTGGTGGAAGAAAGGCGAAACCTCACCTAGCTTCTAATAACCGTGTAGGCAGCGGTTACTGTAATCCTTAGATCATAGGAGAGCTATAGTGACCGTATCTAGCACCACAAATAAACACTCATACAATGGTAATGGCTCACAAGCCGCCTTTGCTTACACATTTAAAGTCTTTGCTGACGCAGACATTAAAGTCTATGTTGGCACAGCACTTCAATCGCTTAACACGCATTACACGCTATCAGGTGTGGGCAGTTCAAGCGGTGGTAACGTCACCTTCACTTCGGGTAATCTCCCGGCCAGTGGAACGGGTAACGTCACACTTCTACGAAGCCTTGCTTTAACCCAAGGTGTTGACCTAATCAACTACGGCAAGTTTGATGCCGAGGTGGTTGAGGCTCAATACGACAAACTCACCATGATGGTTCAGCAGCTTCAAGAGCAGGCTGACCGTACCATTCGATTCTCCACAACGGTATCTGATGCAGGCGGTGTTGAAATTACCGACACTGTGGCGCAGCGTTCCGGTAAGGTATTGGCTTATGATGCGAATGGCGATCTCTCGGTGGCGAATGAGCTGGGTGATTGGCAAGGTAATTGGTCTACTACTACAGTTTACGCTGTTCGTGATTTGGTCTTGGATACTGCTACGAATAATGTTTACACTTGCTTGGTCGGCCATACGGCGGGAACCCTAGCCTCTGATGTGACGGCTAACAAATGGGCGCTAGTGATTGACGCTGTTGCTGTCGCTGCTTCTGCGACCAATGCGGCAACCTCTGCTGACTTATCCGAAGATTGGGCCAGTAAGACTTCTGGCACAGTAGACGGCACTAACTACTCATCTAAGCACTATGCAACCACAGGTAATGTGGCTACGGTATCTAGTGGTATTGCTAACATCAATACGGTCGCTGGCGATATTGCTAACGTAAACACAGCCGCAACCAATATCACTAACGTGAACGCTGTGGCTGGTAACACTACTAACGTAAATAAGGTGGCGGCGGTTGATGCGGATGTAACCAAGGTTGCAGATATAGACTCCAACGTGACCACTGTTGCGGGTATCTCTAGCAATGTAACTACAGTTGCAGGTAAGGCTAGTCAGATCGGCTTATTAGGCACAACAGACGCTATCTCTGATATGAATACGTTAGGCACTTCTGACGCTGTATCTGATATGAACACCTTAGCGGCTGTCTCAGGTAACATTACGACTACCGCAGGTATTTCAGGTAACGTCACAACAGTTGCAGGCATCTCAGGTAACGTCACCAGTGTCGCAGGAATTGCCTCAGACGTGACCACTAACGCCACTAATATTGCCGCCATCCAAGGCGCTAGTGCAAACGCATCCACAGCTACGGCTCAGGCCAGCACAGCGACCACGAAAGCCAACGAAGCAGCCACCTCAGCCTCCAATGCAGCCGTAAGTGCCGCAAGTGCCGCCTCAGCATTCGACAGCTTTGATGACCGTTATCTAGGCGCTAAAGCATCCGCTCCAACCACAGACAACGATGGCGACCCACTCCAAACAGGCAACCTTTACTTCCTTACAGGCACAGGAATGCAAGTATGGGATGGTGCAGCTTGGATAGCCGCTAGCTCGTCTGGCAACGTGTCGATGTACGTCTTTGAGTTCACAGCAACTTCTGGACAGACGA